GAGCCACCTGCGATCGAGGAGATGAAAGAAAGACCTGATACATCTTGCTTACGAACTAGATCAGTGTTTGCACTTGGAGCAGTATCACTTTGAACTTGACCTTTAAAGACATATTGAGGAGCGTAATTATTGAATGGCATAGTAAAATCCTTTTGTTAGGGTTGTTAAGTCAATACTATATTATCTTATAATCACAGTTCCCGACAAAGAATCTGAAAAATTTATCAATATTTGAGATGAAGAAGTATGTTGAACCTCAGCATGTACGAGGTTCCCACTTGCATCAAGTATAATTACAGTTGGATAATTTTCAAAGTCATGTGATATCGTGAGTTGAGTTTGATCTGTAAATGATACCTCCTTAATGGTACCATCAAACGATCCTGATCCTCCTCCTGATCCTGTTCCTCCTGAGTTGTTAAAAGCGTTTGAAATTGCCATTACTTCTTCCCATCGTTGTAGGTTATGACAATCTGATCTATCGTGAGTGTTCCTTGATTTGTCTTGATATGTGCATATACAGTATCGGCACGATCTAGGGAGATGATTCCATCTATTCTAATGATTCCTGTAGCATAACTATTATCACCTAGTCCGTAATCAAGATCTGTTTCTGTTGCTGTCAAAACGTACTCGTTACCAGTTGCATCTTCTGAGATCTTCAAAGTGATCTTATCAGGTTTGGGAGCAGAGGAAAGAGAAGAACATTGTATATTTATCAAAGAAACCTCAGCGATGAATCTTGCTGTTCTCGGTGTATAGTTCAAATCAATCTCTATCTTCTTAGATAGATCATAACTGTTTGATATTCCTGATGTTGATCCTGTGGATCTAGCGTCGCTCATTCCCATATCTCAATCCTGCCTTCTCGATATTATAATACAATATATTGTTATCTACAAAATAACGCAAAAAAAACCTCCTTGAAGATAAGGAGGAAAAGAAAAAGGCAGGGAATTCTTTTTTTAAAGGAATTCATTAATTGAGCATTTTTTATTTTATCCTAGATGCACTCTACATCTATCAATCCCATTGAGAATTAACTGGTTTTAAGTCGGATATTTCAACCTGATCCCCATCCTCTATTTTCCCTATCTCTCCTTTGATCGTGAAAAACAACTTCTTCAATTGCTCTATAATTTCATTAATGGAGAATGAGGAATTGAGAACATGCAACGATAGAGCAAACAACATGCCGTTTGTTATTGCGTTATTTGTATGTCCATCCTCTGAGAGGTCATAGATCAGATTGTAGATCTTGAGAGCGCATTTTCTGTTTTCAGATTCATTTTCCATGTTTGCTCTCCAGTATCTTCTCAATGTTTTCTATTCTTCGAGAGATATCTTTCTCTAGTTCATCTCTCTCTTTTTGTAGTTTCTCAACAACAGAGATCCATCTTTCTCTGATCTGTTCTTCCTTCTCTTCTTTCTTCTCTAGTAATACTTCGATCCGCTTTTCGCTTTGCGAGTTTGAATAGATAGCATATAAAGCAAGCAAACCGATCGCGCCCGCATTGAGAAGAGTATCGTATATCATTTCCATCATTTCAACTCTCTCTTAATTGCAGCTACATCTTCTCCTATTTTATCGATCTTCTGTGATAGGTTCGTTAGAGTCGTTCTATAGAGTTCTCTATCTTCCTTGTTGTCCTTGTATAGACGTTCCATGCTTTGCTTCTGCTGTTGCATGAGATTCCACAAAACAACACAAGCAAGGCACAAAGCGCCAAACTGACCTGTAACGGCATTCATGAGGGTCGAGATATCCATAGCCCTATTCTATCTCACTCTCTGTCAAATCGAGAATAGCAGGTATCGATTTTTTCAATATTTGCCCGATAATTTCCATTGCTTCCTGCTTGCTGATCTTCTGATCATCGCTCTTTGCCTCTTCAAATGCATCAGGCAACTCATTCAAAGATTTTACAATTATTGAGATCACTTTCCAACGAAATTTTACATTGTATCTCATTCCATTATTGAGACTAATCAACTCTTCAATCTGCATACCTGTCGAGACAATGAAGTTTGTAACGAGTTCCCAAATCTCGGATCTTGTTACTTTTCGACCGCCATCAGAATCAGGAGATTGAGATGCTCTAACTTGTATATAAGTTTGGTAGATATTATCCATGAGTACTTTGGATAGTGTTGCATAAGGTAATTTCATAGGTGTATTCCTTTTAATATTGTTAGTGTAAATGTAGATCCTTTTCTGTTCTGTATTTGCTTCTTACAGAGATTCATAAACTCATCAAAACCTGTCTGTAGTACAATACAACCCGCTGAATATCTCCCTATAGAAAGAGAGGTATTTGAAGCGTTTGCTCTATGTATCTGTATTCCTGCGCTACTGTGATCCTCTCCTCCATACTCGATAACTTCATCCTTATCTCCATCTCTCCAAACAAGTATTTCTTTGCAAGGCACTAAGCATTCATAGCCGCTTGATCTCATTCCAATCTTGAAGGAAGATCTGTATTGATGGTCATGTTTGAGGATTGCTACACCTGCAGATCTCGAAGGATTCAAAAGATAATGTTGTCCTGCATGGGTCGTACAAGGAAAAACATACTCGATCCACTTCTGATCCCAATATACAACATGAATTGTATCTTGAAAGACATCAGGTCTTTCTTTCATATTCCTACAAGCAATAATATTGAGATCATACTTGCCTTTGAAAGTTGCAAAACCGAGATCAATAACTTGATCTATTACAGGAGGTCTGTCTTTTGAATATCTAATCATATCTTCTATTCTTCTTCTCTTCTATAATATGTTTGGGTACATCTTCAACATCTATATTAATGTCGTAGCCCATTCTAAAGCAGATCTGCCTCGCAAAGTCCCGACAGACATATATATAATAATATGTACCATCATCTAACAATTTACGACACCACCAATATTCTTTCTGCATTGTTTTTCCTATGTTGGTACTGTATTTTTGTAAGGATGTGAAACAGGGAGAAGAGAGGTTAGTTTGTATTTGTGCGCAATATACCCCTCAACCTTCTCTCTTTCTGCATCATGTAAAGGTATGGAAAATACTAGAACCTCTGCAACATCCATAGAACCAAAAGCGTAATTAAATTGTGTTGCTTGATCTGCATAGGTTATATCAGGATCTCGACCTATACGAAAATCAGGAGAGGAGGAGATATCTGCATTTGTGGGATCGTAGTTCGTACTTGTTACAGATGTTCCATTAACATACACCCCTTCTTCTCCTGAATAACCACCGATCGCAGCTGTATTATAAATCAGAATCTTCCAATTTGAATCAGGAGGAGCGATAACTGAATCTTGTGCAAAGTTTGAACTGTTGTTATCGAATCCTACGGCATTTGTATAAGTAGATCCTGAGAATGAATCTAAGAAATGTAGTTGGTAAGACCTCCCGCAATTGATCAAAGGAGCCTTGTAGTAACTTGCTCCATTAAAATCTGAATCTCCTATGGGATCAGCATAGGCACGTACTAAGATAGCAATACACAATCCATTTGTACCGGATAGATCCATCTTTGCATTATAATCAGCGGCAAGGAACTCATGGTCACCAAAGGCAAATCTAACAAAAGTAAATCCTGATACTGTCGTACTTTTTGAAGGTGTTCCTGCTCCTGTATTGTATGTGTTATTGTTCCCTGCTTGATTCGAGAATGAAAAGGCATTCTGACGATCTACCCATGTACTCACATCTGATCCTGCTAGGTTGAGATTGACATCTCCTGATAACCATACAAACATTTGAGTATTGTTATATGTCGAGTTTGGCAACCATCCACTATAAGCCCCGTCTGTATCTTCTGCATCTGTTGTACGTTGCATTTTTGGAGATGGAACGCCTAAAGTGACAGTACATTCTTGAGCATCGATCGAATAATCACAGCCCAAAACCATACAGTATCTACCCTTATAGATAGGATCTACTGTATCATACAGATGTTCAACTGAATCGGATCTGAACGTTACTATGTCACCAGCTACAAGAGTAGCAAATCGAAGAGGCAATCTAATAACAAGTCTCTCAGAGATATAGAGATCCCATACTCTTAATCTACGCAGATCTTGCAGCGCTTGAGATTGTCTATTGTCAGGATCAGCGAGATAGTATTTTGAGAAGTCGCGAGATATTTCTGAAACCGCAGGAAGAGAATCAACTCTAGAGCCATTGTAAACACCACCAGAATAATAGACGTTTACAAAGTTGTATTTGATATATGTCGTTCTATAGATGTTAGCGATATCAGGAGAGAAAAAGTCATGTGATAACACATCAATAATATCATAATCAGATATCTGCGCTCTGATATCAGGTGTTTTTCGTGTCTCTTTTCCTTCAGGATCTGTACATGCTCGAATAGATATAGAATCTTGTCTGTATACTGGGAAGATACCAACAGCCAAAAAGATGTCTACAATTGATCTGAATCCATTTGTGAGAGGAGATTCAACAGCAAAGCCGATATCATAATCTGCATCTCCTGATCTTGTTATCTCTTTGCTTGCTCTTTTGGCATCTGAGAGATCAAAGATTTGTTTGTCAATCTTTCCACCTATACCCCACTCAACCGGATAAACGTCAAACTCTCCATTGTTGCCTGTCCCTGTACTTGTTAGGATGCTTGCAATAATCTCATAAGGTTCTCCCTGAAGCCATGCGCAATATGTCACCGTAGATCCTGAAGGTGCTGATACTCTAGATGTATTGTTATATTCTGCTGTAGTGCATCCTGTTAAGGTTGTACTTGTTGAACCCGTCCAAAATACATAGAAGTCTATTGCTCCATTTGTAACTCTTGCGATACCTTTCGATCCTGTTTGCTTCTTAAAAAAAGATGCATCTGTTAGATTCAAAGTACCGTCAGATCCCCCAAAAGTACTTGTCGATGTTGTTGTTCTTCCTACTTCATAGAACAAAGAGAAGTGAGGAGGATCTGTAGTACTAAAAACTGTTCCCGCTCTGGTATCAAGTGATGTTTGAAGAGCAGATAACAGATCTTTGAATCCCAAAGAGAATAGACCCCTTTGCCCTGATATCGTATCTAGAGATCCTATTGCTAGGTTTCTGAATCCTCCTCGATTAATTGAGCATTGAAGAACTGCCAATTGTCCCTTTCTCATCTTTGGGAGGATCGATCTTATATCTCCTGTCAACTGAAGAGAGAACCCACCAAAGGAAACAGACCATCTTTGAGGTATCACCCTTGATCCTGTTATTCTGATTGAGCCTCTTGCAATTTGTATAATCCCTTGATCCTCTGAAATAGAAAAAGGCTCTCCCAAAGCATTGAGAACACCTATAAACTCTAATCTATACTTTACGAATAGAGAAGCGCTATTTAACGAGCCTACAAATTCAAGATCCCAACTCATATAATTTGATCCACTGTTACAGGAGGTGTGTTTGGTTCGGGAATATCAGCCGATGGGCTGCGAGTAGATCCTGTTCTTTCATTAAGTGTAAAAGGATTTGCACCGCCCGAACTACCACCTGAAGCAGCGGGAACGCTGTTAGGTGTGAAGTTAGGGGATCGATCGATACCATCAAACCCACTATGAAAATTAAACAATGTATGGGAATCTAAATACAATCGTACATTGAGAGAGAACAAACGACCTCCTTCATTTGTGATTATATTCTGTCCTATGTCAGACGCTCCCCTTCTCAAAGTAGGCCAAAATCTATAATATCTCGCAAATGCTCTCTCAGGATATGTATATACTGACTTTGGAGAGAGATCGATTGTTCCACCTGTCGAGGATGAAAATGATCCGGATACTGTCTTTACTTTCTTCTTTTCAATGATAGAAGTAGGAGAATCTGTTTGTATCGTTATGTAATCTCCCACAGTTGGGGTATTTGTCCCTGTTACATCTTTGAAGGGGTTCGATCCAAGCAAAACAGGAAGAGAATCCTGTTCTAGTGTACTCAGAAGAGGGTGTATATAGGCTTTGTCTGAATCTGCACAAAAAGAAACATAACCGCCCCTATCGAGGTGATTTTGCATCGATTGGAGTTTCATGCTTAGGTCTTCTCCTAGTATCATACGATCGCGTTGGATCGTGACAAATTCCCTTTGCAAACCATGAGATAGGTATCTTCTTCCACCTCTAGATATACTCTCAGATACATCATATTGATACTCAGAAAAGAGTTCTCCTAGTTGTTCCCCCATGTCTATCGTTACCAATGTACGAGCATCAGGAATGGGAAAATAATAAAACTTTGCATTACCCATCATCTACCTCCAAATAAGGGAGAGGTTGAAGATCCAAACGTTTGAAACCTTCTTTCTATTTGTCTCACCAATTCATCTACAGCATTTGATTCTACTACAGCTGCATTTATTGTTATATTTATGCCACTTTGACCCATGCCCATTGTTCTTTGAACTGCTTGAGGCATCTGTCCCGTTTCAGGGACTACAAACTCCCCTCTGTGAAGCATGGCGAGTCCTTGATCTTGCATTCCTGTAAATTTTATGCCACCTCTCGCAGAAGGAAGATAACGACCTCCTGATCTGAATCCTGCTATGTTTATAAGTTGTTCCAATCTATTTCTAAACTCTTCTCCTCTTGCTTCCTGTCTTCTGTCTCTCTGCGCTCTTCTTTCCTGTCTTCCTTCTCTTGTAAAGATGGATCTAAAAAAGTCTTTGAGGATGTTTACAAACTCAGCGATTGCCTTGAAGAATCCAAATACAACCCGATCAGCAAACTCAACAAAGAGAGGAGGTAGTGTTTCAAGTAGTATTTTAGGCAATGCTCTCAAACCTAGTTCTATAGCCTTTGCCCTTGCCCTGATATCTTCTTCAACACTTTCCTGTACTTGTTTCACAGTTGATCCTCTCTCTCCTAGAGAACTGGCAATTTTGAGAACTGCCAAAACACCCGTGATCGCTGTTGTTGCTCCTGCTGATAGTCCTTTGTTTAATGCTCCTGATATTTTTGATGCCGATCTTCCTAGTCCTTTCAATGCAATAGAAAATATCTCTCCTATTCCTACTTTGATCTTTGTTAGCAATTCCTCAAATCCACCCATGAAAGCACCTTCAAAAGTAACCTCAGGAACAGAAATGCCTTCTTTAAAATCGATTTGTGTTGATGCTCTTCGTAGACTTGAATTAAGAGTATTGATAAATAGATCTATTTTTGAAGTATCAAAAACCTTATTAAGATTCTTATTCAAGACATCAAACGCAATTGCGAAATCGGATACAAATTTAGCGATATCAAAAGATACAAATCGATCTAGTAGATCATTAAGAACATCATCCAAAGTTCTAATCTTTTCCGTAGTCACTTCTGTTGTCTTTCCTAAATCTTTCATTTCAGAAGATGCAATACTAGTACCTTTTCCAAGTTCTTCTAGGTTGATATTAAGAGTTTGCATTGTTCCCTGATACTCTTTCATGTCTGCTTTTGCTTTGTCTATTGCATTTGACAATCTATTTGTAGGATCTACTGTTTCAAGCGTGAATCCTGCGAGACTAGACATGGCTTTGTTCACAAAATCAACTTGTATGCCCAAAAGATTGAGATTGTTTATGATCGATCCTATAGCAATGGAAAAACTTCCAGTAAGAACAAGTATTGTTTGTTTGATTCCAAACTTCAAAAGATCGAGAATTATATCTGTTAGAGATTCTATTTCGTCTGAAAAGGATTCTATGAGTGATCCTGTGAATGCTACAATTCCTCCAAGTTTGATCATGCCTTGAATGAATCTATTCTGTCCATCTGTAGCAGTGACAAACTTTTGAAGTGTACCATTAAGAACTGTTCCCAATCCTGATAATACGACTTGAAAATGTGCAGCTGCTTTAGATGCTTGGGGCGCTGTATCAATACCAAACTTTTCTGTAAATGATAAGAACTTCTCAAAGTCACCAGCCGCAAGTGCTTGATTTAACTTTGCACCCGCTTCACCAAATAAAGCAACAGATGCTCTAGATCTATCAGAAGAATCAGAGATCCCTTGTAATAACTTGATAGAATCCAAAAGAATATCATTATTTGATCTAAGATCTCCATTTGTATCTCGAACAGCAACACCAAAAGAGAGGAATTTCTTCTCAACTGCCGATCCTTCTATTCCTAGTTGCGCGAATTGTCCGGATATTGCCCCCAGTACTTCAGTAAGACCTTCGGCAGATTGACCGCTTGAGATCATTGCCTGTCTCAATCCTTGTATTGTTTTGGATGATACCCCACTTCTAACGGACAAATCATTCAACTCATTGACTAGATCAGTAACTCTTTTAGATGCTTCAAAAGCGGCTTTCCCTGCCGCCAAAACAGCGACCCCAACAGCAGCCATAACAGCGGTAACTTTTCCAACTGCGATCCCTGCTTTTTTAAACTTCTCAAAATTGTCTGTTGTCTTTTGAGATTCTTTTTGAGTTCTCTTTAGTTCCTTCTCAACATCTTCCAAAGCATCAACGACTTTGTCAAGACCCTGTTCTGCTGCTTTGGTTTTGATATCTAAAATGTATTCAACTAGATTTTGAGCCATGACAATCCTCTTTGAAACCTATTATATCATATCTGTCAGATCTGAGATATTTATTACAGGAAAGAGCATTGAATTTTTTCCTTTGGTCTGTTTTCTCAAAATCTGATTAAACCGCTTCGACCTCTGTATAAGACAATATACACATATATACAGATCATCAAAATCCAACCTAAGAACATCTGAAGGAAGATGTCCATAAGTACGAGCAATCAAATCAACAACAAACACATAGTTAGGATCGCCCTTGAAATCGTTTAAGCCGTTCAACTGCCTCCTGTTGTCCCTGCATCGCTTTATTAATGATGTTGTTTCTATCCTCTGAAGTAAATACACCTACCCATAGAACATTTTGATCTGCATTCATTTGCTCCATAGCATGACAAAGGGTTATATTCTCCCACGTCAAGCCTTGATCCTGAGATGCTCTTTTGATAACCTTACAAAGAATCTTATCTTGATCCTCTGATATTCTTGCCATCGTTTCAGGTCTGATCGACTTTGCAAAGTCGAGAAGTCTTAGAAGTTCTGTCTCATCTAGTCCTTCCATGCCTTCTTTATCTGCTTTTTCTCTGATCTGATCTATGCTACTAAGCCCTTGTTGCTTGTTGGAGATCAAGACCTCCTGAGCAAGCAAAGAAGAACCTAGACCGATCTGCTCTATCTCAGGAGCAGTTAAGATCCTTCCTTCAATTAATAACTTGTTACCAAAACACGACACTTGAAATGTCGATGCTTCAGCGATCTCCTTTAATATTTCCATTGTTCCCTGCCTTATACCGTTTTAAAATATTCTACTAATAATGTATCGAAATCTAATCCTTTATGTTCGGCAATTGCCTGTAGTATCCATTTGATACTTTTGCAATTTGGTGTGTTATAGAAGTTCTTCCAATTGTTTAATTGACCCCCATTAATGCCTGCCTTTTTTAAGATAATTTTCCCTTCCCCATGCTTGATGTATTTTGAAAAGAAAGGATGATAAACCGCTTTTTTTCCCATGTTCCTCCTTCATAAAATTGCCCATAGAAAAGATCCTATAACAATACAGAAGAGAATCCACAACAAACCCTTTCCGATTTTGCTCATTAATTTGCAACTGCTGAGGATTGTTGATTCGTTATTTTGATGAGAATAGCTTCATCAACTGCATCAGATTCTCCTACAAAGGTCATGCTTCTCTCAATAGCTCCAAAGGTATTAACAGAATCATCATAATCAGTAATGTAACAATTTCTAAGTGTAATCTCACAAATATCATCTCCATTTGTCATGCTGAAAACAACATCTGATTGTGTTCCTGCGATATAAGCATCAAACAAATTGTTATCTTCCATCTCCAAAGTTACAGACAAAGTCACATCCTTAACATCTGATACTACTGGCTCAAGTGTTTTCTTATCACCCAAAACGTTTCTTCTTTCGAGTTTATTGTCAAGTGTAAACTCAAAAGACTTCATCGCATAACTCGCAGAGTTGTAAGAAAGGTTACCACATTCATAATGAAACATTTGCTTACCACTTCCAAAAGAAGAAGTTAGGGCAGCTGCTCTAGATTGTGAATCCTGTGCAATGATCTCAAAGGATGCAGTTATCTCTTCTCCTGCTGATCCTGAGATGTTCATAGACGCAATTTTGCAACCTAAGAAGATCTCTTTTGATCCTGTTCCTCTTTGCAATGCAATAGACAATGATGGAACAGATCCATCAGCAGAAGGAATATAAGAATGCTCATAAGGACTCGATCCTGAAGTTGTTACATTACCAACAGCCGCCTTAATAAGCATCCCTGTTCCTTCATAAAGCAAAGGGAGATCAATAGAACCTCCACAGTTTAAAAAGGCTTCAAAGTGACCATTCTGAAAACCTCCCGATCCTGATTGAGAAAGATGTGTTTTTCGTTCCTTCTCTTGTGTCTTCTGAAAAGATGCTGATATAATTCGATTGTCAACACCCATAGCACCTGCAATAGTTCCATATGTTGATTCTTCCCCTAATTTAATAAATGCTCCACGTCCAAATTCTAATGGCATGATAACCTCCTATGATGGTAGTATTTTTCTTACTTGTAATAAATTTGATAGTACAAACTTCTGAAGGTTTGTATCTTGAATGATTAAGCGTACGACATAATCTGTATTGTCTGATCCTGCTTGTACTCGCACCTTAACCCATCCGTTAATGATTCTCGTATCCCCTAAAGAATACATAGAGGCTTGATCTGCTCCTGCACTGTTCAGAACTTCCATATCTATGTAATTCACAAATAAGAACTCTAGTCTCTGATTTATAGGCAACTGAGAAGGAGCGAGAAGTTGAGAGATAGGAAACCAAATGTCTACGAGTTCATCAGGGTCTTTTTGAAAGATGGTAGTAGGAACAGTTGACAATCCGGATCTACTTTGTAGGTTTACGATATTGCCAAAAGGAGCGCCCAAATAAACCCTCCCATTAAGAGGAGAAGAAGAAACAACAGAAGAAGAAGGATCTACTGTTTCATCTGCAGCATCCCAATAAAGGAAAACAGTATGGATAACACTTGCAGCCTTGATCGCTCCATACGTTGATCGAAAAGATGCCGCCTTTGTGCTTGTGTTCCATGTCAATCTCTGAAAGGTCATGCCTACACCATTTTGATCAACAAGATGCACATCAAAACCGTCAGATCTGACATTGTCCCAAAAGTCATCCCAGTATGTAGGGATCGTTATTTCAAACTGTATTGATCCCGTTGTAACCAAAGACGAATCTATAGCTATCGGCATTCTTCTTTTGAAATTGTCTTCATACCAAGTCATTTAAACACCATATACAGATTGATGGGTTACTCTCACTTCTAACAGTGAGATCGCTGTGTTAGATATACCATATTCTTCTCCATCTTGAGAGGTATAATTAACCAAAACATCTTGAGTCAATCCTGAAAGTCCTAATGTACGATCTGAAGTGATTGCTTTTTGGATGTCTCCCGCGAGATTCATGGCATTCTGCAAACGTGTTTCAAGGTCTGTACCTCCTGCATAACATACAATTTGATATACAGATTCACCTATATATCTCCCTAGTGTTCTTCCCTGTTGTTCTATGGTATCGACAAAAACGATACTCGCAGAAGGAACTTGAGGAGCATGAAGAAGCGCACCAATAACAACACGATTTTGAAGATCAAGACCTGAAAAACCTGAGGAAAAATCAGCACTTACAAGAACCTTCAACCTATTCAAAACTTGTACATGTATAATATCAGCCATTAATCCGCTCCCAAAGCAACGCTAAGAAGAGAAGATAACCGATCAGGAAGACGTTCAGATTCTGATCTGACAGCCCTACCCAAAAACAGAGTAGGCTTAATATAACGAGTCCCAAATTCAACATATTCAGCATAATCAACATCCGATCCTGATGAAGATCCGCCTGCCCTTAATACCACTCTAGGAGAACCAAGAGGAGCATCTACAAGACCTGTAATAGAAGATCGCAATCTTCCTGTTTGTACTTTTGGCTTAGAGGTAGCGTTAATCTTTGCATCCCTTTCCATTCTCAAGGCTGATCGAATAAGCATCTGTTCTAACTCTTGAAGAAGTCTGTTATCTGCTTTTTTGACCCGCTTGAGAAAATCATCAAAAGATAGTTGAGACATTTCTATATCCTCTCAATATCTGTTTGACCTCTTCAGGCATGGTTCTCGGTGACAATGTAACAGTACTATTTCTTTGAGTAACTGATACGTTTCCTTGATTGCTCTTCGCACGCTGTAAATGACTACAATACACACAAATAGCATGAACCAAATCAGAAGGTGGGTTTGATGTGCTGAAACCAAAAGAACCGATGATTTTGATTGCTCTAAAACCAGTATCAAAAGAATCAGGAGAGACATCTTTAAGGATGATTCTTCCAAGTTCTTTATCAATCTCATATTGAGATCCCGCTATTAAAGTATCGCTACCATAAACCCGATCCACATCCGAGTGTACAGACGTAATCGAGATGATCGGTTTAAGTGGTGATTGTAGTACATAGTTCAATCCATACATAGGTTTATCAGCATATAGTGTATATGTCGAAGAATCCAAAGTATAAGACGTTGCACTATCAGCCAAAGGAAAACCCAAGTATCGAGCGATAAAGCCTTCTACTCGGGCAATAAGCGAGGTAAGATCTGCATCAATACTAGATCCTTGTATCTCTGGGAGATACTCTTTTAATACTGATACAGAAGTCAAACTCATTCATTTATATCCTTAAATATCTCTTGCAGGTACACATTTCAAGAAGAATACAATATCAGTAGCACTAGCCAAAGAACCAGTAAAATCCAACTTTAATTGTATTGCTTGATCTTTCTCGTATCGAGGAGAAACACCATCTTGAAGAACCATAGCGACAGGAACATTTTGAGAGAATCCTGAAGCCTGAGAGTCAGCAATCAATAATTTAGTAGCATCATCGTCAGCATACACTTCACATGATACCTTTGGAGAAGCACCTGAAGCAACAGCGATGGAAGAAGTAATGTGAGCAGATTCAATTCGACAATCAACAGGAGCAGGAACCGCTACAGTGACATCAGTAGATTGAACATTACCCAATTTGTAAGATAATATAAACATTTTAAACTCCATTAAGATTAGATAGGTAAGTTATAACCATAAGCAACATTTTTCAAAGCATCAGCATCAGGAGAATCCATAACTGCTCTCATAGTCGATACCAACTGAATAGAACCCGAAGCAATATCTTTATCAGATTCAATAGTTATCTGACGTCTGATATATTGATACCATGAATCGGTATTAAATACTAAGAATCCTGATTTGTCTTTGGTTGCATTGTCATAAAGACCTGCGGCATTCATGTCTGCAGACATGAAACGAGACATAACAATTGGAATTCCTGCTAGCCTTGCAAGTTCACCCGTAAGGATTGTAGCTTGATTTCCAAACTTCTCTAATGTTACAACTTGATCAAGTTGAAGGAAGTTTGCTACAAGTGCCTCAGGAGACACAACACAAACTTTGTTTCCTACAGCAAGTTCTCCAAGTTGAGAAACAACAGACATGAATTCTGCAAATGTAAATGTTCCCGCGCCTGTATCAACATCAGAAGATTTATCTTTAGAAGCGGCTCTCATTCCTAAGAAAAGTCTGCGGTGGTCGGAAGATCCGCCAAGTCCGGAGGCTCCCCAACGTTCTCTAATATTCCAATTTGCAATATCATCTTGATGTGTTGCGGCTGTATCACCATTGATCATACAATCTTCAAAAGCATCTTCGAGGTCTTGAGCGATTTGTCTAGACAACGCAGGGATAATAGCAAACGCAGAATCCTCTCCAGCGGCATCATCGATATTCATTAATGTAGCAAGACCTTTGGCTCTAACTGTTTTCTGTGCTGTCTCGATGGTTGATGCTTGATACTTAGCAAGATCATCAGTAGCAACACCTTTTATGTAAGGTCTTCCACCACGAGAGAGTTTTGGGATAAGAAGAGTTTCACGTTCCATTTGTACACTTGGCAATAAAGCACGCAAGCCACGAGGAACTTGAAATGTTTGATACAATTCTGTTTTGAACTCATCAGGGATCCATTCACCACCAACACCGGCATTGTCAGAAAAGATCTTGTTTACTGCGTTCTTCATAAATGAAGGTGCCTTTTGAAGATGACTATAAAGTTTCATATCTGCTTTAGGTGTATAAGGATCTTTCATCATCATACGAGCAAGGGATCTATCTTGATTCATTTTTACAAGATCAGCATGCCATTGATTCGCAAATACATCAGCATCAAGAAGACCTTTCTCCTGAATGTTTACTCTTCCTTGTCCTGCAATGTTTTTAGATACTGTAGCAGTGTTCCATTGAACAGAACCATCTTCTTTCTGATATTGCTTGAGAGCAAAGTCATTATTATGAACTTCTGGTTCATAGGTTTTTGTTTGACCTTCAGCAAGTAACTTTTGAGCATGTTTTAAGTCTTTGACTTGATCCTCGAAGTTTCTTAAACGATCTTCAGTGTTTTTTTGATGTGAGACAATGCCCGATATCAGACGCTTTGCTTCATCTATTTTGTTATTATCCATAGTGATATCTCCTACTATGTTGTGAGTATATAGGCAAAAGCCTCAATTAAATTATTAAAATCTTTATCTTCTTTCTCTTCTTCTTCCTCTTTCTTCTCTTCTTCCATATCTTCTGTGGATTCTTCAGAAAGGTCTTTTTCCTCTTCCTCTTCCTCTTTATAAGCCTCTTCTATTTCTTCCTCTTCTATCTCTTCCTCAATTTCTTCTTCAGGCTCTTCTTGTTGTATTTTGGCAAAAGAAACAACATATCTATCATCCTCTTCTTTGACTTCGAGAATGTGTTTGTAGATGTTCATGTTCTCTTCAATGATACTTTTCATTTCTGTAAGCAGATC